TTCAAAGGCAAAGTTAGCAGCAATAACTAATGCAATAGCTAAAGGATCAAATACAAAAATAATAGTTAAAAGTAGAATATTAATGATTTTATCCATTGGGGTTCCTGTTAACCCTGAAAGATACTTAAGGGGTCCCAATTCTCCTGCTAAATCTGTCCCAGTTCTGATTTCAACTATTTCAGTTTCATAATTAAATAACTGCTCATTTAAAGCATCTACCTTAGTATTAATTTCAGTTTGTCGAGCTACAGCTTGGTCTAATTGTTTTTCTAGTGCTCTACGAGTTGAACTAGAAGTTGTAGTAATAATTTGACCAGTTTCCTTGTCTCTATACTGGATTTTATTGTTAGATAAACCGTTTCTCAGTTCAGTCACGGCCTCATTAATACTAGATTTTTCCTCGTTGTATACCGCGAGTTGTTCCTTAACATTATCTCGTTTAGTTTCTACTAAAGCAATTTGAGCATCAATATTACCTGCTTTATTAGCTGTTTCTTGATAAGCTGCTGATAAGAACCCGTAAATACCCATTGAAGTAATTAATACTAATACTACAGCTGCTACTGTAAGATAGTATTTTAACAAACGAGGTATAGTTTTACGATATTGATATAAAAGGGAAGCAATTACTAATTTAGCAACTTCAAGTGAGGAAGCCATAATAATAACTGCTAAAGTAGCCCCAGCAAAAAGTTTGCTAAGACCGCTAACTGAATAGAAAGCGGCCGAAGCAGAAACTGACAGGGCAGAGGTTGCGATTAGAAAAGGAAATATCCTTTTTTGTATTTTTTTCCACATAAGGCTTTAATTTCTATTGCCCTTGTGATTATCTATACGGTCTAAGATTTTGTTTAATTCTTCCATTTTAATAAAACCTGCCATAGATGCATTCTTAAGGGCACTTATTATTTGTAGCACTATGAATGGTACAATAACTGTTTCACTGAGCCAAGCTGTTCCAGCAAATCCTCTTTCAACCATTAATAATACGGTTAAGAATAATACCCACCCAATAGCTCTCTGTAGAACACGGACTGCTTTTCTTGTTTGAAATCCTTCTCTTTTAATACCAGCTAAAATACCAAAAAAACCATCAATAAACACTACTGCAATAAGGGCAAGGTATTGTTCGGCGTTCCCCATATATAGCTCGAGGAAGTAAGAGCATAGAAATGACATAGTTGTGGATACGGCTGCTGTAAGGAAAAGTGTATTAGATTTCATTACGCAACATCATTTGAGTTAATTAATGTGTAGGTAAACGAGTTGCCCCATATTTTGGCAGCTTTATTTACAACTTCCATAAATAACTTAAAATCATTATTTGCAGCAATTACTTGACAACCCGCAGACCACTTGTCTACTTGAACTGATTTACCACCTTCTCTAGATGTGGCTCTATGAATATTAATACCGTAGATACCTTCGTGTACGTTTTCTTCAATGAAGTCATACACTCCGTCTTTATCATTATCTCTATATACTTTTAAAGGTTTCTTTTGTCTTAAAGCTTCGTATTTACCTTGGTGTAAACCAATCATATGAGAACCTCTGTATTGACCTTCTTTTAAGATTGCTACTCCGTCTTTATTTAATAAGTTTTTTTCCCAATGTGAACCTGGGTCTGTAGTAGCTTCAAAGCAATGAAAATGCCATTTACCTGCTTCGTCTTTATATGAAAGAGTAACACAATCATCGAATCGATTAGTTACTTTACCTTCAGTTTCAGCGTTTCTAACACCAACAATGTTTACATCATAATTATCTGAAGTAAACCATTTGTATCCTTTAGCTTTTACTGCGGTTTCGATTTGTTCTCTAGTATAACACGGCATAATTATTCTCCTTTTTTAGCAAATTTTTCTAAACCTGCGATTCCAAAACAACCCAAAGTAACAAATACAAATGAATTATAAATAAATTCTTGTACTACTAAGTCTTTACCAAAGTAACCTGTGATTAAGTCAGCAGCTGCAAAAAGTACCATTACTGCAAATGAAAGAAAACCAATTACATTTTTTTCATTTACATCATTATGATCTTTAAAGATATCCTTGAATGCCATAATTTGTTTATTTATATACTTAAACATAGTACAACTTTTTTTAAAAACTTTTACAATAATAAATATTAGGAAATCCCCCTAAGTTAGAATCCACTTAGGATAAGTTCATCGATATACTCTTGAACTTCTTCTTTTGTTGCAGCAAGTTTAAAACTTAAATCTGCTTGGTATCTCTTTTTTTCTTCATCATACTGAAGTACTACGATTGTAGGTACAACTACTATAGAATATTCGGATTGTAGTTTTGGCTTTTTAGCAATGTCTATGTATTCTATATCGCAATCTGAAAGATCTTCAATCCATTCTACATCATTAGTACTATTCCAAGCAGCATTAAAATGTATGATTCTTACCTGAGCTTTAGATAAAGTACTAAGTAATAAGAGTGATATTAAAACTAAAAACTTTTTCATATTACCTTCTTTTACTCATTTCATCTATTTTTTCTTCGATACGTCTCATATCATTTTTGATTTCAGTAACGTCTTCTTGAGTATTAAGAATAGTATTACGAATCATCTGATCCTTCATATCAAATTCCATCCTTGTTATTTCAGGATCTGGGGGGATAGGTAATTCTTTTGCTTCATCTATATCAGCTTGTAACGTAAACCACATTCCTATAACTGTAGCGATAAAGAAAATAATAACACCTATTGTTTTTAGGTCTAGTGTAATTTGTGTTCCTTCGTCTATCTTTTGAGCCATCTTATAAAATAATATAATTTATACCTGTTGAAAATTCGTACCAACTTCTGTTCCAATATTGGTGGTATCTACCTTCAGCAAATATACCTAATGATCTATTAAATCTATAACCGAAGATTAAACCACCTGAGTAGTCAACCCATTGTCCTCCGTGGAACGTATGGTAACTATATTCGTTATCAATATCAATATGGTAGGGTAATAGGTTAGCCCAAGAGTGTAACCAAAAATCCTTTGTGTATTTGTAGTAATCAAAACCTAATACTAGTGAATGTTCCCATTTATTAGGTAAAGCATTTCTTTGTTGTGTAGCATAATCAGCTAAGATTTGAGGTACGATTACTTCTTGAAATACTTCTGTACTATTAGCTACAACGTTACCATCGGGGTCTGTATAAATATTACCTACTCCCCAGCTGTATCCCATATCAGTAGCAATCTTCATCCAAGGAATACTTCCGTCTGGTCTCATACAATCAGCAAAAGGATCAAACCCATAAGGTTCAGAGATACGTTGTAAAGCCCCAATGTTAACTGAGAATTTTCTATTGACTTTGTATCTTAATCTTTCTGATGATTCAAAATAACCAATATCAGCAAATCCATCTTCTAAATACTCTACTTTTAAAACATAACTATCTGAAATATATCTTAGAAAATGATCTTGATTTAAAAATTCTTTACCTTGTTGTCTTCTATAATCAAACTCAGCTAAATACTCCCATCCTCTAGTTTTGCTACCAATTGTAGCAGCATCAGAGAATGAATTCTCAGTACCATTCTTAAATCTGTTTTGAATGTTAGGTTCGTATCCAAATCTTTGAATTTTTCTTAATCCAAATACTGCTGAGTAATCGTAAGGAGTAGATGTAGTAGTGGTTGTTAATCCGTCTCTAACTGAATAAGTAGTTACATCTGAGATAGAGTTGTTACCATTGTAAGCAGCATAAAATGTAGAGAACTTAGTAATTTTTTGAATTTGCTCTTTTACATTTATTTGACCAAAAACAGAAAATGGAACAAATAGTAATAATAATAGTAACTTTTTCATATTAGTCTTCTTTTACAATTCTCTTATTAAATACTTTATCATGATATTTGATTGATAAGAAATACACTCCATTAGGTAGAGGTGAAATATCTATCGTTTGTGCATTTGAATTCTTAACTATTACCCTACCTGTAAAATCGTATAAAGTATAAGTAATATCTAAATTAGTTCTAATATTAAGATTACCTGTAGTAGGGTTAGGGAATACTACAATATGATCGAAAGTAAACTCTTCAAAATCTAATGTTCCACTTTGAGTAGCACAATAATCATATAATGCTTGACAGTCTGGGTCCCAAGAATTAGTACAGCAATATTCATCTACATCAATTACCCAAGCATAACATGGATCGTTTAACCAATATGGGTTACCAGGACCATCTATACAACCAGCATCATAAACACAAGAACTATCTGATACGTTGGCATTAGGATTGTAGTTGTGTGCGTTAGGATCAGTACATCCATATACTGAAGGTATACAACTTCCATTATCAGTATTAGCTAATGGGTCATAGTTTATAGCTGTTGAATCAGTACAACCATATACAATTGGAATACATGGGTTAGAAGGATCAGTTGCTGATACCTGGTTTACGTTAGCTGCTGGGTTGTAGTTGAATGAGTTAGGATCCGTACAACCATAGACTTTAGGAATACAAGTTCCGTTATCAGTATTTGCTAAAGGATTATAATTTAATGCTGTTGTATCTGTACATCCGTAAATAATTGGAATACAAGTACTATCATCTACGTTAGCAGTTGGGTTGTAGTTAGTTGAGTTAACGTTAGTACAACCGTATACTACTGGAATACACGAACCATTATTAGTGTTGGCTAGTGGGTTATAGTTAAATGCTGTTGAATCTGTACAACCATATAAAGTAGGTATACAGCTACCATCATTTACATTAGCAGTAGAATCATAATTGAATGCCAAAGGATCAGTACACCCATAGATAAATGGAATACAAGAACTATCAGAAGTGTTTGCTAAAGAATTGTAGTTAAACTGAGATGAGTCAGTACATCCATAAATAAATGGGATACAAGTACCAGCTGTGTTAGCAGTTGAATCATAGTTAAACTGAGTAGAATCTAAACAACCTACTATAACTGGGATACAAGT